GCTGCTATCCCATTTTATAATAAATTCTAAAGATATTGTTTAGGTAATAAATTTAAATTAAAATAAATGTTAAAAGTTAAAAAATTTACTTGTATTAGATATAATTAATTAATATTAATGAATTTAAATATTAAGATGAATTGACAATTCATTGAATTCAATCCAAATTTGAGTTTAAAATTGAGCCATAGGCTGCAAATCGAAAATCTTTTCCTCCCATTTTATAGATGTTAATATCTACGGTCTTTGATACTGTTGGTGAGGATCTTAAAGGATTCATGACCCATAATACCATTATTCCGTTATACGAATATTCGGCTTTATACGCTGTTCCTCCTCCTTTTGTCATTTCTGCCACTGTTCTATATGGCATTTTATATAAGTATGGTGCTGCTACAATAGAACACCCTTTTCCTTTATCCACGTCAAACGATAGAAAGTATTGTTGTGTAGCCATATCAAGCGTTAATCCTTCAGTTGAATTTAAATTAGGATGATATGTTAGCACTAAACGTCCTGTGTGCATTTGTGAAGTTACCACATCGATTCCATATATTAGAGAACCTGCCCAGTAGTTGAAATCCCGAGCAAAATAATCTAAAGGACTGGCAACCTTATTTGCATTTCCATCTCTTGTTGGTCCTACGTTCCATTTCGCTAGTATTTTTCCTGCTGCATCATCTGATGACCAAACCACTGTATCTTGTAAAGTCTTTATATTTTGTATTAAGTGATATATGTTGGTCTCTAAGGTATTCGTTCCAAATGAAGAACTATCCGAATAACTAGCGCCATTATGATTAGTATTCCCTAGTTTCTCCACATATTGTAAAATGTTATTTGGCGTACCATAATTCCATTTGCGAGGCATTACTGGTGTTGGTTGTAGCGTAATTGGTGGAGCATCAAGCAATGAACCTATCATATCAGCTATTTCCATGACTGGTTCCATGTTTTCTTCAGCTATCTCTATGAATTTTTGAGTCTTATCTATCACTTCCATAGCTTTCTTCCCATGTTGTCCTAACGTTCTTGCGCCATTTCTCATTCCATCGAGCATTCCGTTAATTTTACCTTGAGTTTCTCCTCCTTGTTCTCTTGAGAAGATGCGCGGGAAATACCAAGATTCTGATTTCTTATCTGTCTTCTTCGTCTTATCTGTTAAACCTGGCATTCCTGCAAAACAACCCATAGCAAAATCATCATCCACTCGAACTTCTATAGAAAATCTTATGTCTATTGGTTCCGCATCATAATTGTATAATTCTATTACTAAAGCTCCCATTGGTGTTTGATATGGTATGAATTCTCCTCTTGCTCTAGCTACAAAATTAGGACACCAAAACGGTATTGAAAAACTTGGTGGGTTTAATTCATCAAATTTATGATAACCCAAATTGACATCATTCTTTTCTTGAATTTGCATTAAGTTAGTGCCTGGATCTGTTGTTACATCATTCAATACATAGGCTTTTCCTACCCATCTTAAAGGACCATTGTCTTTCTTTACTCCAAAGAAATCTCCTCTAATGACTAAACTTCCTCGATATAATTCATATAGAACTCCATATCTACCAGTTACAAATCCATAGATATTATTCAAATCCCAATGCAACGTTGTTATGCCTGGTACAGTACCACCAAAGGCAGGTACCGGAGCTGTAGCTGTTATAAACGGCCTATCTCTTTTAAGTAATTGGACTAAATCATGAGGATGATCTGGAAACTGTTTAATACGCGGTTCTTGATATACGCCAGTTCCTGCACACATCATAGTAACATTATCTTGAAAATTCTCATTGATGCTTGAAACATGTTTACTTATAGTTATTGAAGTATCATCTCCATCATCTCCTTGTGGTCTACTCATAACAACTTTCATCGACTTAGTCGGATTCGTAACATATTCTGGAACTTTAAACTCAGCTCCTTCAATAGACACAAAAACACTTACAGCTATACTATTGACGTTATCAGCACCTGTTCTTAATTGATTCTGCACGGCAATATAAAATTGTCCCATACAGTCTTGAGGATATTCTAACCAATCTAAGTAATGTCTATAAGGAATAGACATCTCATACGTCTGATTTTCTACTGGATTTATCACAATCCCTCCTAATTGAGTCAAACTTAGATGAATGTTGGGATCTTTATAATCAAGTTTGTCAAAAAATGGTACAAAACCCATTATTAATCTACCAGCATAAAATGGTGAAGCTGAAGTAGTTACTTTAAAACGAATACTCTTAAATCGTTCATAAGCTGTTACATCGAATGGTGTTCGCAAAGCTGGTGTTATCAATATGTCATTCGGTAAATTCCAATGTTTCAATATTGTTCCTGGTGTTTGAGAGATATCCCAATTAACTTGTCCTAAAGATGTAAATTTAGAAGCAAGTTTAGCCAATGTCCAGTTTTTGTCATTAATGTGTCCTTGAGCTCGAAAATCTGCTGATGTTATAGGTATTCGACCAATCTTAACAGATTTCTTAATAGCTTGTTCTTTCGACTCAATAAAAGCACCATTAACATTTGATTGAGATCCATCATTTTGATTCATTGAATCTGCAGGCGTTTCATTTTCTGGTATCGTTGTAATATGTTCATCTAATCCTACCATTGGATGATTCATTTCTACACTCATTGAGGCTGTGTCTTTTCCTGTTATTCCTGATTCTTCATATGATTGTACGTTCAACATTTTGGTGGTTGTATCATCAACTCGTAGCCCATATTTTTTAAATTTATCTTCGGGGTCTGTTGTCAACGATAGTTCTTGATCATTTTTAGTCGCGTAATCAGAATGACTTCCTGGGAAATAACCGTATTTATCCCATATAATATTTAATTCTTTGAAAGTCAGTAGATTTAATCTAGGTTCTTTCTCAATCAATTTCTTTCTCATACGGTCGAAGGTTTCTTGGCCATAAAAATAAATTGCTCGAAGTGACGCATTTACATTATCTTCGGTAGCTTTTACTATATCCTTATTGTTCTTATTCAATCTTACCCAGTACATAGATTCTATTAATGAATCCATATCGCCGAGAGGGACATAGTAGCCATGCATAACTCCGGTTGTATTTTTTAAAAAAGACAATTCTTTGAATGGTTTATGTGGTACTATTTCTCCTATTTTATTAGCTGAGGTATATCGTACATTATGTTGTTGAAACCACATTGATATTGATACTCCATTATAATGATCTATGATGTTGTCAGCAATTATATCCATTGTATCATCTCCACCTCTCATTCCTCGTACATTTTTCTTGTATTGTTGAATAGTTCCCAATCGTGGATCTAATTGCCGCATAATAGATAAATAGGCTGATCTTTGCATTATTTCATTCATATCGCAATTCCCTTTATACGTCAATAAACATCCTGAACACAATATTCCTAAAGCCATATATACTTGATTTCCAAAAATAATTTCTGGAGCGCATATCAATTCTTGCAATGCTAAATATTTCTTTGATTCAGGTTGTAAAACGCCTTGTCTGACTAATCCATCAACATTTATTAAAAACATTCCATATAATAATGCCCTATTTATCATTCTATCATAAAATTCAAAATCTCCATCTGATCCTTTATTTCCTACTTCAGTCATACGAGATATGTATTCATGCCAATCTAATGATATTCTATCCATATAAGCAGCATAACCTTTCTTGTTCACATATGCTAACTCCATTGCATGAGAAAAGTATTTTCTACAAATTAAAAAATGTATTAAATTGCCCGCCATAAACAAACGAGATTTTGGTTTTTGATATATTTTTCTCAAAGGCAATCTTTCATCTTTTATGGTAGTAGTAAAAGGAAGACAAGGTTTAATACCATTGTTTAATAAGTTTTCAGCATTGTTAAAATCTTCTCTCAATCTTTGCTTAAAATACAACGTAGTTCCATCATCTTCTATCAGATCTTTCTTTTTCTTTCCTTCACAATTATATGGCCATCCACATGATGTATCCATAGGAACTCGTCCTATTGAAGGCCATTCGACAGTTCCATTTAACACTTCCACATCGTTCAAAACTCGCGGTTTTATATTATATTCTTTATAAGCTCGTCTATTATCTTCTATTATTGATTCAGTGGCTTCTTGTATGTCTTCCCAAGCAAAAGTCGACACATTCTTATATCCTTCCATCATGGTTGTCCAAAATTCTTTTCGTTTGTCTTCAGGAATTCGTGGGTCTTTGTTAGATAATAATGATGGTTCAGTCTTATGTTCTCCAAAAGTTTCATATACCAACGACGGTTGTAAATCTGTTTTCAAAGGTTGGAAAGTTGTATGTTTACGGTCAGTAGTTCCTACATACATGAATTGATGATATTCGGGTAAATCGTTTTTCCCTTGCTCACTTTCATAGTTTATAAAACCACTTTGTTCTACATCTATCATGGCTTCTTTGGTCGCCATAATAAGTTCTTGAGCTGTAACAAAATGAAATAAAGACTTATTCGATTGAGTTGCTGCTACATGTATTCCTAAGGCAGGTTTAACTATTCCATCAGTTCGTAAAACTACCGAACCACATGATCTCACTCGTGGTTTATAAGTAGCTTCAGCAACTATATGACAATAATGATCTTTCCCTTTATCTCTGTATGTGCATATTCTATCATATGTTACTTTACCGTGAGTAACTTCAAATTCATGTGTCGCATCGAAGTGTATATTTTCTGTAAATTTCATGCTTTCACTCGTGTAAGTATGATTAACCATAAAATCTATTTTAGCGACCTCCATTCCCGTTGTGTCATATTCACCGTCCCAAAAATGTTTTATTATATTTTTCATTGCTGGCATCGTTTTGTTATTAACTTTATACAATATAACGTCAGTGCGAACTGG